GGAACCATTGAAGGAGACAAAACCAAAAGCGAAAACGAAGGGGGTAAGCGACAATGCTGACAAAACGTAGAGTAGTAGCGGCGAAAGCCGAGTCCACAGAAGGCACAGCAGAGGCGTTGACAACGGCAGAGGGCGGCATCCTGGCGATTGACCCGAAGGTGGACGTGGATATTGCAATGCACGAGCGTACCCCGGCAAAGGCGAGTCTGGGACGGCTCACAAGCCTTGCGGGCTCAAGAAAGGCGAGTATCAGTTTCAAGGTAGAGGTGAAGGGTGCCGGATCTGCTTATTCGGGCAGCAACCTTCCTGCGCTTGATACGTATTTACTGGCGTGCGGGATGGCAAGTACGGTTGTCACCACAGGCGGGTCAGAGACAGTGACTTACGTGCCGGCATCGACAGGGGTGTCAAGTATCACGTTAGGATGTTATGAGGACGGCGTTCTTAAAAGCATAAAGGGCGCAAGAGGTAATTGTAGGATCACCATGAAGCAGGGCGAGCCGGTAATGATGGAGTTTGAGTTTACCGGAGTGTGGAACGGAGCGACAGATGTAGCTCTACTTGCACCGACTTATGAGTCCACTATACCGCCGATATTCAGATCAGCGTCGTTCACAGTGGCATCTTATGCGGCGGTAATGTCTGCGATCAATATCGACTTTGGTAACTCCTTTCATTTGAGAGAGACGGTAAACAGCGCAGAGGGCTTTTTATCAAATGTGATAACCGACAGGAATATGTCCGGAGATATGGACCCGGAGATGGTCCTGGTGGCGACTCACGACTGGTACGGCATATGGCTGGCCGGCACAACCGGCGCGCTCACTATAGGCTCTATCGGCGCAACTCAGTACAACAAGTTTACCATCACCGCACCGAAGCTGCTTGCGACTAAGGTAAGCGACGATGATGCTGAGGGCCAGGTGATAGCCGGGCAGACGTTCCAGCTGGCAGAGAACAGCGGCGACGACGAGATTTCGATCTTGTTTGATTAAAAGACAGTATTAGGACGCGGATAAAAGTAGATTAAAACAGATAAAAAAAGAGGGAAATATGTCAGAAAAGAAATTATTTGAGTATGAGATAGGTGATACGAAGTTTACGCAGCAGCCTCTTGTCTGGGGGCAGATTAAGCAGTTAAAAAATCTATTGTCCGGCACTAAGTTTACCGGCGATCTCAACGTCATGAGCATCATTGACGTATTAGAGGACAAGCTGCCGGCAGCGGTTGCGATAGTGCTCAGGGAAGAGGGAAAATCACCGAAAGAGAAGGACACCGAAGCCCTTGCAAATGGATTTGAGGATGTTCTGGAGCTGGAGACTACGGTTAATGTAATAAATGATTTTTTTTTATGCAACCGGATTGGTTCTCTCTTTCAGAAGTTAAAGACGGTGCTCGGGAACCTGTTACCGGAGATAGATTTGACTTCATTGACAGATCTGTCGCAAGTCTCGCCAGGGGAGACATCACAAAGCGAGAAGAAATCCTCTGGGGATTTACCCCAGGAGAGTGCGGACCATACATCGAACGATGTGACAGAGAAGTAAGGTTCCACAAGGAAGTGCTGAGATTTCTCGGCATAGAGGAGACTGAGCGTCCGGATCTTGCGGCGCCAGGGACCAAAAAAAGCAAGGCGGTGGGTGAGCATTGCGGAGGTGCTTATACAGAAAAGTGTAAAAAGGACTTCCGCGATATGCTTCACCGCGTGTGTGCAACGTGTCCGAATTAAAGGAAACAAATTATGGCTGAAAATGTTGAGATAAATATCATTGCCAAAGGCATAGCGGACGCCAATAAAAAGCTTAAAAGCCTGGGCACGAATTTCAAAAAGCTAAAGACGAGGGTGCAGTCAGTAGACAGATCTCTTGCAAAGGTCCGGGGGAGTTTCCTCGGCCTTAAAGCTGCAATAGCAGTAGCGGGAACAGGGCTTATATTAAAGAAGGTTGCCGTCTCTACTATAGGAGTTGCAGCGGCTTTTGAGCAAATCGAGTTAAAGCTCAATAAGCTTACCAATGGAAGAGGCGTCGAAACCTTAGATCGGATCAATAAATGGGCTCTGGATATGCCTGTCAACACCAAGAAAGCGGTTGATGCCTTTACTACCATGCAGGCATTCGGCATTATCGACGCTTCCACACAAGAAGGGCTGGACGATGCAATAGAAAAAATGGAGACACTCGTCGATGTTTCCACCATTATGGGTGAAGATGCACTTCCAAGGATAGCCAGGGCACTGGGCCAGATGGGAGCACTGGGCAAGGTATCAGCTGAGGAGCTCAATCAGCTTTCAGAGGTAGGTATCAACTCACGGAAGATATTACAGGATACGTTCGGTATGACTGTAGAGGAGCTACAGAAGCAGAACGTGGAAATTGACAAGGTGATTGAAGCGTTGATGACCGGCATGAGGGACCAGTTCGGTGGTGCCGCAAAAGAAGGAATGACATCATGGCAGGGACTTACTTCAGCATTCCAGAGTTATGTTATCGAGATACAGAGGCAGGTTGCTGATGCCGGTGTATTTGGTGCTTTAAAAGAGCAGCTTACCAGTATTAATGCAAAGCTCAAAGAGTGGCTGGAGAATAATAGCGATCTAATCAAACAGAAAGTGCCTGAATTTATAGAAAAGGTTAAATCTACAACTGCAAGCCTGTCTAGCATATTCAAGGTATTGGTCCAGGACGTTGCCACGGTAGGCAAGTTCATATTCCAGCTACCTGTAGGGCTCAAGGCTGCGGCTGCTATGGCGTTACTGCTAGGCACAGGAGTAGGCAGGGTGGCTCTTATACTACTCGGTATTGAGGCGGCGGTAAAGACGTTCCCGGTATTGTGGAACCTTGCCATTGAAGCTAATTCCAGGGCGGTATTACTTATGATACAGGGCGTCAATAAGGTGATCGACGCAGTCAACAAGATACCAGGGGTGAAGATAGGAAAGATTGATACTTCCGGGCAGGAAGCACTTGTTGACCATTACACAAATATCACTATCGAATCCGAGAAAGCACTTGAGGCGAATCAAACACTGGTGCAGTCGCTTATTGATAGCGGAAAAGAAATAAATAAGGCTCTTGGGTCAACTAAAGCTACTACCTTTGACGACTCGCCGGCATCTCCCGTCATGCCTATTACATCCGGTACAGCAAAAGGAGAAGGAAAGAAGAGTGTCGAGGAGTGGCGTAAGGCGATGAAAGAGTTCAAAGTCGTCACTGATGAACAGATGAGAACCGCAGCCCTTACTTCCCTCAAGAGGTTTCAGGAGATTGAGAGATCCGGAAAGCTCACCGGGAAACGACTTGCTGAGGTATGGAGCGGCCAGGTGGCCCCTGACCTGATAGATGTATTTGACACACTGGATACAAAAACCCAGGAGATGGTACTGGCGAATAACAAGCGCTTTGAGGAGATGTCCAGCAAGGGCATAAATGAAATAGACAGGCTTGAAACCGGTACCCGTGACGTGCTCAACAGAATGAAGGGGCCTTTTACTGACTTTTTCGATAGCGCAAATCAAGGTTTCATGAACTTGCAGGGCCTTGTGGGGGGCGTGGTAAACGTCATCAGGAGGAAGCTTGCAGAGCTGGCGGCTGACAGGGCCATAAGTTATCTGACAAGCCTGGTGTTCCCAGGGGGCACAGGCAGTGGTGGCGGCGGAATACTCTCCGGGCTGTTTAGTCTCTTCGGAAAGAGGCCACACGGTGGTGGGCATGTGGGTAGTTTGCCGACTCAGAAGATATTGACTTTACACACTGGCGGACTGGCCGGTGATGAAACACTTGCAAAGCTCAAAAAGAAGGAATTTGTATTTAACGAGAACGTAACAAAATCACTCGGAGTAAACAGGCTGAACCGGATAAACAGCGGAGATTTCAGTGACTTCCAGCAAGGCGGTGGTGGCGGGAGCATCACGGTATTGGCGCCGGTTACGCTTAACGCGATCGACACTCAGTCGGGGATTGCTTTTTTGAGTAAGCCGGAGAACCTTGAGGTGTTTGAGGGTTTCTTGAGGCAGGCGATGGTAAACGGCGCGGCTAAACAGATGGGGCTTTCTTAAAGGGATAAAAAATTATGGGTGTTGCAGATCTGTTTCCGGTTGATCCGTCTTATGCGGTACAGCGCGAATTAAATGACGACGTCGTTATCGAGAAGATCCAGGGGAATCTTGAGAGGCGTAAGCAGATAAGCGGATTACAGCTACGATCGTGGGACCTCAGCACCAATGTCATGTCGGTGGCTGACCAGAAACTACTAGATGCTTTCTATCGAGCGCGGGGTGGGAAGTTTGATTCGTTCTCTTTTCTTCCTCCGGTGAATCACGACAGGCTCATTGAGACGCTCAGCGTGGGCACCGGTGACGGTTCCACAACGGTGTTTGACCTTGATAACACAGACTACTATCGCAGGGTATACACGGGCACCGGTACACGTAACCAGGCTTATGTGGATGCCGGTGGGGTATCAGCTACTTTCGCAAATACAGACGGATCAAAGACGAGTGCGGTGACTTATAGCGTGGCACCGGCGCTGGGCACGGCCTTAACAGTGGATATCGACGTTTACAGGATATGCCGGTTTAACAGTAATTTAAAAGACACTCTTATCTCTTATCAACTGTTATCGGCAAATTATTCTTTTAAAGAGCTTGCGAGGGAATCTATCTAAATGAGCAAAACAACTACAGCATCTTTTGACGCAAAGGCACAGGCAGCGCAGAACAAGCCGGTGGAGATCGTGGATTTCTTCCTGGGGTCTCAGACGGCGGATGACGCTGATACAAATCATTATGCCATCTACGATAAATCAATAGATTTCTTCAACATTGATGGTAACGCGCAGACGTATCCAGGTGGGCGGCTGTCCCGCGGACAGGTATCTCACAATGCAGGGTTGAGACAGTCGTCGGTGACTATACAGTTCGGCAATGTAGATGACAGATTCCAGACTTTTTTTTGGCAGCATCCGGGTTTTATGCTCGACAAGCGGTTTTTGATACGTCAGATATTCGCAGACCTGGTCAGCGACACTTCCCACTCAGTCACCATACTGGACGGAATAGTAGACCATGTTTTTATTGGTGAGGCTATATGCCAGATAAAAGTGGTCTCAAAAACAGGTTATACAGGGTTTCGGTCAGGACAGGCTATCGACAGGGTGTGCCCGATTTCAATCTTCGCAAACTCGCGCTGTGCGCAGGGTGTGACCGTGTCGGATCTCACCCAGGAGACTGCGGACAATGTGGACGCGGGGTCTACGACCAGCGTGGTAAAGGTAAAGACTATGGCCCAGGCGGATGACTACTGGAACATAGGAAAGATAGAGTTTACCTCCGGATCAAATGACGGGTATGTGAGGAATATAACAGACTGGGTACAGTCAACCAAGTCATTCACCCTGGCATGGCCACTGCCGAACACACCGGCAGAGGATGACACGGTAAAGGTGCTGCGTGACTGTAACCGGACGCTTGATATGTGTAAAACGAGATTTACTGAGGTGGACGCCAGTAACGGGAACATGGCCAACTTCAGGGGCAAGAATACTGTGGCTAGAAGCTTAAATCCGTAAGTCGATTAAGGAGGCAGGTGTAAGTGGGATTTTTTGATTTTGTAGGCGATGTTATTGACTTTGCTGGTGATGTAATTGGCGGCGCCGCTGATGTTATAGGCGGGACAGTCTCTGCGGTAGTTGATATATTTACTCCTAGTCAGGATTTTGGGGCGGGACCTACCGACACATTCAGTCAGGAAGCGCTATCTCCAATATATGAATTGGCCGGGTTCAGGAATATTGTATCCAATATGGTACCATCAGCGCTTATCTGGACCGAGGACGGCATGAGGGTACCACTCAAGCGGCTATGGGGGTCTGATCCGGGGACCACACAGAAGCAGCTCCTGGAGATAGGTGCAGGCGAGCTTGAGACGGTGGACAGTGTAGAGCTTAACGGTGACGCG